TTCACTAATTCCCATCAAACTTCTTACGAAGATGAAAGGGTAACTTCACAGAAGGCGGTTGTGCGCAGAATGCCAATGGCAGCCCGCATTTCGCCCAGGATTGCCACCATGTTGCGGATGAAGAAATCTTCATGGCTGTCGCTCACAGAGATTGAAAATTGCTCTCGATCCCAGACAACCAACTTCTTCCAATCCGCCAGGATGGGCGTCCCTTCCGTGGCGTGATACGAAGTCACAACCGGCAGGGTCCACAGGGTGTTCGGGCCGTTCTGGAAAGGTCCACCCCTGTAATAGCGATTCTCGCCGTCTTTCAGTAGGTCAAAAGCTTCCCAATCGTTCGGGTGCATCACCCATGCGGTCGGAATGGTTTTACCGTTGGCCAACAGGTTCGTGATTGCTTTTCGGGCCGTAGTGATTTTGTCGGTGACGTAGGATTGACCGAGAACATCGGACGCTGCATAGACGCCGGTGAACAGGTCGGTTGCGCCGTCCCCATTCAACAGTTGATCATCAAGTTCATCAAGGCAATCCGCCCGCAGTTCTTCATCGATGATTCCCCGCAGTTGCGGGACATCAGCCAAAGCTGGCTTGGTTGCTGGGATCCACACTGGTATGGTGTAGACGTTGGCGGTCACTTTCACGAAAGCCATTGCGCCTTCAGGTTTTGCCCCTTCAACTTCGGTTTCGCCCTCAGCGTAGGTCGTTACATTAGCTTCCCGCGTTGGAGCTGCCTGGGTGACCTGAGCGGTCTGTCTGACAAACGAAACGACATCGGAACCGGTCTGGCGCCGTGAGACCAGGTCAAGTACCCGCGTCGGATAGCGCCCGAGTGGCTCATACAGACCGGTTGCGTCTTCTTGAACAAAGGCTCCGCCGCTGGTGTCGCCGCCGCCCGTCAATAGGGTTTTGATTCCCATGCCTTGCACGGGGAATGTCGGGCTGTCCGAAAGCCGCTTACGGTCAGGGATATGCCCACTGGGAGCGACAGAATCAAGCCACTTCTTGAACTCGTCGCTTTCGGTGAACTGATGTCCAACAGAGCCTTTCGAGCCCGTTCGGTGATTCTTTTGACCAGCCTCAGCCTGAGACTCAAGCTCCTGGGTGATGGTATCAACCAGCCCAATATCGTCCTTCAGCTTTTTGGCTTCTTCCATCTTGGCATCAACTGCGGCCTTTTCTTCCTCGTTCAGACCACGGTCTTCGCCGATGGCTTTCATCGTGATCGCCTGGGCTTCCTTCAAGAGAGCCTGGCGTTTTTCAAGTAACTTACTCATGATAGTTCCTCCAATTCGAGTTCGATTAATGTTTGGTATGTTTCAGGGTCAACGCCACCGCTCTCATTGACGAGATCATCGTCCTCTGATTCGGTTCCGCTGGGGGGATCATCACCTCCGGCAGAATTGTCCTGACGCTGAGCGGCATCGGGCCGCTTCGGCAAAGTATCAGCATCATTTGACGCTGGTTCTTCTTCGTCTTCTGCGCCTTCGGTTTTGCTCACAAACAAAGCCTTCAAAGTGCTCTTAATGTCGGTTGTGCGGGTGTTGATACCCGCACCCTTGGAGACCTGGCTGACGCCGATCACCTCCATCTTTTCCAGGAAGCGGACCTCCTGGCCTTGGTATTCTCCGTGCTTGGATTCGATGATTCGGAAGGTATAGGACCATTCCTGCTTCTCGCTGAGTTCTTTGGCCACAATGTAGTGATTTTTTGCCTCCGGAATGTCCATGAAAAACTTTCCGTCGACAATGGCTTCCTTGCCGTCTTCATGGATAGAACCTTTGCCAACGGGTAGATCCCACCCGTGATTCCAGGGTTCGATCAGCACATCCTGCACACCGAAAGCGCCAGGCAGCGTCACATCGTCATCATGATCAATAACATTCAGCGTCGCAAACACAGCGGAAAATTGGCCATCTTTTCCATCCCCCTTGAAATCCATCCGCCCACGATAAGTCTTGGTTTCTATTTTTTTAGACATTCCTTACCTCCTGTAGGGGCGAGGCTTGGCTCACCCGATAAAATCCATCTACTCAAACTCTCGGTTGTATCTCAGACTGCATTCGCAGTTCACCGTCTCTCGTGCGCTGCCCTCATAATCACCCGGCCAGCGCATGCCATTTGAAAACCGATCCCGTATCCCAACCGTCTCGCCGTTCATGGCGGAATGGCTGTCCCTGGGATTTGTACTATTTACTACCCATGTCTTGCTTATCACCCGTCCCCGTAAGGCCGCCTGGTATCCACCGTATGATGCGAGCCCTGTCACCCGTCCAATTGCAAACCGGATCACGGTCACTGTCATCAGGGCTTCAAATACCCGCCGCACGGCTTCCTTTGGGTCATCCTCGTCCGCTAAAGCAACCTCGATCTGCTCCTGAATGCTCTCGTTTAGGTATTCGGCGGCGATCCTGGCGTTTTCCTCAATGAATTTCCGCAGCATATCCTCGGTGATCGTTACATCACCCATTTTCTTGGCCAATGCCTCAGCCCATGCCATCGCCGTCTGAAGGCTCAGTGTCGTAAAATCCGCTGTCAATTCGGAATTCCATCGATCGAGATCCCAAACTGTCTGAATATCCTGCGATTTAACGGCCGGGAGAACAGCGTTGCGCTGACGTTCAAAGGTCCGCACCAGCAGCGACCGCCATTTCTCGTCATATATCTGCCGCAGTTCTGGCTCCCGTGTCTCAAACGATTCGAGCAGACTCTTTTGCAAAGCCCCAGCGTCATGAGATGTTGGGGTAGATGCATCTACTGAGACATCCATCATCCCCTTTTCTCCAAGGTAATTAGCAAAATACCTCATCAAATAATCTCTCATCAGATATTCTGCGAAATCCTTTGGAGCGCTATCTGTTGGGCTGGCCTGTCCGCCGATCAATACATTCAGCGGGACGACCATTTCGTCCCCGCCCTCAACATAAGGCAGGTTCATGATTGACCGGGCTTCGTTGACCGTCATCCACGGTGTACCCGTTGCGCTCTGCAGGCTCTTCATCTGCGTCTCAAAGTCGCCCTGCATTTTCTCCTGGATGTTGAATTCCGGATAAACGCCGTCTGAATCCTCAAAGTCATCCATGAGCTGCAGTTTCAGGTCATCCTCCAGCATGGCAGTCCATGTCCCCAGCACGTCGATGTATAGGCTCTTATGCTGCTGCTCAATGTTGCTATAGGTGGCATGATCAAATATCCCCACCAGCGGTGGCGGGATATGATATGCCCTGGCGCACTCTTCCCGGGTCAGCTTCCGGCCGTCAAGGTATTCCGAGTCTTTCGGGTTGAATGAAACCTGCTTAAATTCCAGGCCTTCTTCCAGGATTGCCGTTTTCCCGCTGTTGTCCGAACCGCTGTATAACTCGCTCCATTGATTGCGCAGTCGATCAATGGCAGGCTCTGATAAGCGCTGTTCAGTGGATAGCACCCCGGACATCCTGGCCGCATTCAGCCAGTAGTTCTCACGGTAATCACCCGCAGCGTGCTCTTCCGCCAATATCCGTCGTAAAGTTTCTAATGGCGACAGCCCGACGATGTTTGATTCCGAGTTATAAACCCGAAAATGCACAATCTCATCAGGGTCATAGGCTTTCGGCCTGCCATACCCCAGGTTAAGTTCGTATTTTGTGGGGACTAAAGCACCTTTGACGGTCACCTGTGTGGGTGGAAGTCTCAGTAGTCCGATGATCTTCCCGTCATCGTTGATTTCCTTTTTCAGGNNACTATTGATTCAACCAGCCGATAACGTGTGAACTTCATCTGGTTTGGCAACGGACGCCCCAACAGGATCGCCAGGGGATGATCCCGAAGACGGATACGTCCTTGTTTGTCATCCGTCTTATAAACATGGATGCCAAGCTGTGCGATATTCCGGGCCAGAAAGTCCACGCAGGTCCGGATATTCGGCTGAGCCTTATAAAGTGCGGCGTAATCGAATGAAAATCCGTTATAGAGCAGCATGCTCGAATTGGTCGATGTCGGCCACCAGCCTGAAGGCATATCCTTCAACAACATCGTCTCAGATACGATCACACTCATGGCAACCTCTGCACATGATCGATATTTTCACGAAGCACGATAACCTCCCCATCAGCTGGAACCAAAGTTCCTTGGCTGTTTTCGATCTGAACGCTTTTCAAAACCCAAACGCCAAAACACCTAGACCAAAGGATCCCAACGATTGACCGGTTATTGCTTTTCTTGGTGATCACTACCTTCCGACGCCATAATTGCCATTTCATCAAATCACCACCATTCCGCGCTCTTCATAGACAGAGGTGTCAGGCCCCTCATGTCGGACACATCGGTCAATGGCCATCGCCAGGGCGACCATGCCGTCAATTTTTTCCAAGGATTTCTCTTTATCCGGCTTGATGTTTCCTGCAGGGTCC